TGGGTGCAGTCCAGAAGAAGAATCCACCAGCTGACTGACAGTTCCTGATGGCTTCACACAGGTAATCGCAGCTGGCATGGGAATGCCCATGATCTCAGAGGCCTTCTTGGCTACTTTGAGCGCCCTAGACTTATATGCCTTCTCTGATTCGGTCGTGAATAGCTGTGGAGCGTCCATCTGGCCGGTGATCGAGACGCCTAAAAGCCTTTCTTCCTGACAATTCTTGGCCCAATTCGGATTCAGGTAGGGAAAATAGGTAAAACACGCCTGAATAATCCCCATCCACGTCGCCGTTTCAACTTTTTCAAGCATCGAGTCGATATCGTCCTCAGCTCGGGCGACAACTTCCGATAAATTACAGAATTCTTCAATTCTGAGCTGAATTTCTGCGCACGGATTGGTCCCAACGATCAGTTCCGCGATCCTTCGCTTGGGAGCCATGTTCCTGGCAGCCTCAAGATTGAAAATCCCACGCTCACCGGACTTGGAAGCGATCAAAGAAGACCACTCACTCATAAAAGTGACAATGTCAGGTTTTGAGTAGTACGCTGCAGAGTTGTTTGCCATGTATCGGCGCACCGGAAAGTTGCCAGACTTGGCTTTCTGCATCAAGCCGCTGTATAAATCGGAAATTGAGATCTCGCTTGAGCGACGAACTCCGCCAACCACAACGATCTGTGCCACTTCGCACATCAAGTCGTGACATTCTTCGTCGGTTAGCCTTCGGCCACGAGCATTGTAGAAAACTTGCTTCACAAAACCATGCAGCTGGGCCAAAGGACCAGGCCCGGAGGCGCGACCGCCCATAGTTTTCAGGCGCGTGCCAGCTGGACGCACCTTGTTGTAGCGCATTTCGATGTCCTGACCAGCGTATAGGCCGCGAATCAGGATTTTTAGCGAATCTCCCCAGCCAGCCTTCGAGTCTTCTACCTCATGGAACTGTCCGTTAGGTAAAATCTGCGCAGGGACTTCGGGAAGCTGACTAATATACTTCTCTTCCACGGAAAATCCGAAACCGCAACCGCACATGAGGATGTAAAGAGCCTCGGCAAAGGCGTCCATATGGCTCACGGCACCGAAAGAACAGTTGTATATCGTTACATTGTCCTGCTCAGCTGGCTCGCCTGCGGCCCAAAGGAAGCGCATCGACGGCATAACGCTAAACGATAAGACGTTTTCTTCAATTTTTCGCAAAACTTTCGGAGGAATTTTATCTCCGAGATGTTTCTTTACGAAATCGACGTATCGCTTTACCGTTTCAGGCCAATTTTCTCTTCGTTTCTGATCTTCTAACCAGCGTGAATATGTGCGCACATATACAAATTCGGAAGCCGGACTTCTGAACACGATAGCATACCCCTATGAACAATTTTTCTTGATGTAATCCAACATTCTCTCTGCAAAAAGAACGTTTTCTTTCAAATTACCCAATGCCAAATTGCATTGGTGACACAAAAGTTTTCTAACTCTACCAGAATTATGATCGTGATCGACCACCAAACAAGAGACCGAATGGTCTTTGTCGCAAATGGCACATTTTCCATTCTGAGATCGAATCATTGCGTTATAATCCTGAATTGTAATGCCGAATTTTCTTTTTAAAGAGGCGTCCTTTGCCTTTTCTTTATTAGATATTTTCCAAGCAACCGACCTGTCGATTTCCCTTTGCCTATTCTTCTCGTAATACGACTTTCGCCTAAGTCCAACGCATGATCGACATTCCCAATGAAGGCCGTCCTTCATTGCACTATATTTATTGAACTCAGACGAGCTTTTACATAAAGAGCAAGTGGCACAGGTTTTGATCATGAGGATAAAATCTTCTTGATCTCTTCTCTTAATGTATCATGATCTTTTCTGATCTTGCGGCCCTGGGCACGGAAAATGAAAAATATATTGATAAAACTTCCGAAGAGAGCGAAGTTCGGATTCTCGATCTGAAACTGAACCATTAGAAAAGCCAAAACAATGTTTGCTGCGGTGAGCAAAAGGGCAGACTGAAAGCCCCAGCCGAGACATCGCCAGAACGACGCCATGTATAATTTCTTGATCTTGTCCATCTGCTCTTTGGTTGGTTCTTTTTGCGGTTCCATTATCTCCACCTATTTTTACCACGCTTTCCGGGTGGCTTGCGAAAGGAGTAAGGACCGTCATGACCCTTAGCGGCAGCCAAAACCTTATCTGACATTTTCTCTTTCGGCTTCGGCGGTGCGCCAAGGACTCCGCTCATGAACATATAGACATCCTGAAAAGCGCTTTGCGGATCTTTCATTTTCATGAAACCGAAGTCTTTCAGTACGGGATTCAGACACAGGCTTCTATTGCCAATGGAAAATACCGGAGTCCTGAAGGCATGGAAAAGTTCCGCGTATCCGTCAAGTCCTTCCTGGCTGAAAAATCCTCTGGCGCCCTTGGCATGTTCAATGTTGTACCTATCCCACCTGGGAGAAAAGTAACTCTTATTGAAAGATCTGCGAATTTCTTCTTTGACGAGAAAGGAGTTGAATTCTTCCTCGCTATACAGCCCAACAGACTTGCCCGTACCAAATCGAGGCTTGAACAACACCACGGGATAGAACTGGCCGCAAAATCCCACAATCTCCTGGCCCAATTCCCATTCGCCGGTCACGCCACGAGCAAACATCATCCTGGAACCACCGATACGGGCCAGCTTGAACGACTTTCCACTTGGCAACCGGACAGAATAATCAGAATACCAGTGAGGACGCTCGATCTTAAATTGTTCCTGAGAACGAAGGTACACGCACGTCTTATCTATTCCATAAATAGACGCCGTATCGTAGTAGTCGTGGAATCGACTCACTATGAGCATGCTTTCTCCATATATCTCAGTGCATTGGTCAAATTCTTCTTGTTTTCACCCAATAAACCAATTGCCTGGTTGCATCTATTGCACAGCAAACCTCTGATCGTGCCGGTATTGTGATCATGATCCACGTCCAGGCGCCTGCGTAGCTTAGTGGAATCAACACCGCAAATAGCGCATTTGTTTTTCTGTAGTTTTAACAATGCGTTGTATTGGCATAGGGTTATTCCATAAACACTTTTCAACAACGTATTTAGTCTGGAATCGGGATTATTCTTAAGATATTTTCTGGTCGCCCTCTTGTGTCGCTCAGGATTCGCAGCGTATCTTTTTCTATGATATTCCCTGCCGCATTCCTTGCATAAATACGATCGACCAAAAGAATGTGTGGAAGATTTATAAAAATCCAAAAGAGATTTTTCTACTCTGCAGATAGTACACGTTCTTTTTCTCATTACTTGTTCTCTTTTTCCATCAACTTATTCAGGTAGGCGAGCATCTTAGACGGATCAACTCTCTCCGCCTGAATGGCCTTGGCAAAAATTTCAAGTGCCTCTTGAGGGGTGTCTGCACCCGTCTTGAGCATGAGAAATTCTACCTGCTTGCGGTTGAAGTCAATTGAACTCACAGGCAATAGACCGTCACGTCATAATCGACAAAGACATCTTTAAGGATACCTTCGATTATAGTCCAGTCGCCACCGGCCAGTCCAGCACCGATTTTCGGGATGGCCACGTCGTACCCATTAGCTTTGGCGAAATCCTTGACCAATTCCATCGTCTTTCTGATGGCCGGATAATCCGCGTGACAGATACCTCGTGGCATATATCCATCTTGGGTTGCGCAGTTAGCAATGATCTTATCGCCAGACGTTACAAACTGTACGTCACCAAGCTCCCAGCCTTCTTCAGAATCATACTTGCTCAAGTACTGATTCTTTGCCAGCTTGTGCCATTTGGCCATTCCTGCGGCAACGCCAGAGCCATAACCACCGCTGCAATTGCAGCCATGCGCCAAGATCTTCTCCGGAGCCTTGAACAGATCGCCTTTGACATAATTGATCATGATTTACCTGCCTGTAAGTAGCTGTCGAGTTCGTAATCCAAATGACGACGATAGGAACGGGTCAGAAGCTTAAGCTCCGGAGTCTCCGCAGACTCTTCTAGTGCCTTGAATAAGATTCTGCCTTTGACCATCATTTCCGGAGTCAGCTGTCCCTCTTTGGATCTCCACTCTTGGAACCTGACCATCTCTTCCAGAAGATCCAGCTTGTCCATTCCGTCAATGAAATGCTGATAGGCGTCCTCGGCTGCGCATAGGCGAGGCTCCTTTGGACGAATGAACTTCTTTCTGCGATCTGCGAAATCAATCACGTTATCCATAAAAGCACCGATACCATGTAGGAATCTCATGTCTATTCAGACAGAACGAGCGCCCGGTAGAACCCTTTGTCGTCCTTCTCCACCTGGAGACCAGCAAGCTTATTGGCTTCGATTACCCGAGTGATTTCCTTGTCCTTTTCATGGCCAATATCGATCCACAGGCCGCGCTCGAATGGACGGCGATACCTCTTCGCGTACTTGAGAACCTTTTCACCCTTTTCGTTCACATGTAAGTCGAACATAATCCCTCACTATCTGTTGACGGTAATTCGATCGCTCAGATCATTCCACCAATTGGAAATTGCAACGCATACCGACAAATAGCCCGTGGCAAAATCTGCAGCCTGATCAGTTTTGATATACCCTTCGATTGCATTGAGAAGACCTTCGCGATGACCGATCTCAAAGAACTTATGCCCTTTGATGTACTCTGCCGTGTACTCGTTCCGCCTAAGAGTACGAAGATGATTCTCGCACTTTTCAACCAAAGAGTCGAGGACGTAAAATTCAGGAATAGACGTGCTCTCGAAAGCCAGTATGGCTCCCGACTGAAAGGCGTTTGCTTTGGTTCTAAAGATCTTTCTCATGGCCCGCAGAAGAGTCCTAGTGACCTCTGAAGCCTCGTAATCATTGACATCGAAATCGAAGCTTAGCTTGTAGCCCGTGGAACCGCTGGAAGTGCTGGAAGTGCTTACCGTTTGATAATCCGACACTTCCTTACGCAGACACTTGAGCCATCCTCCCTGAAAGAATAGTCTGTATCCTATAGTGCGATACGAAGTCCAACTAGTAGAAGAGGTATTAGCATTCGCAATGAACGCTCCCTGCCAGCCAGTACCGTTTTGTATATGTACGCGCTGTCCAGGCGGAAAATTAGCAACATTTGGCAAAGTGACCGTTACGGCCCCATTCGCATCGGTGCTATGGATACCCGCCGAGGTGCCTTCTTCCCTGGCTATGACCTCTATTTCAATCGCATTTTTTTCTTCCCTGATCTCTATTCCGTTGCCATGCTCCGCAAACAGCCTATCACATGATAATATCGACATGGCCCTTCTCCGCCTGGCTCAAGACATCCAGGGCATCTGCCTTGGACTTGAACTCTACGAGAGAAACGCGCTTTGTCTTCTTGTTGTAGACGGAACACGATCCACCGAAACCAGCAGCACCAGCAGGAGCAGCCTGAAGGGCCTTGCGGAGCTGGGCAAGCTTGGCTTTCGTGAGAGCCTTGCGGGCAGAGGCGTACTTAACAGGGGTACCATCGGCCTTCTCGTCAGCCTCTTCAAGACGCTGTTCGAGTTCCTTGATACGATCGTCGCGCTCCTGGAGCTGGCCCCGGACGCCTTCCAGGTTTGTTTCAGAATCCTCAAGCTTGGCCTTCAGGTCTTTATTTGCACTCTCAAGAGTACCGACCTTCTGGATCAGGACGAGATTGTCCTTTCGAAGATTTTCAGATTCGGTCTCAAGATTCTCGATGTCTTTCTCGCAAGTGGCCACACACGAGTGGTACCCTTTGGACGCAGCTACCGGGGCCGACGGCGTTTTATTTTCTTCTTTTTTCTTTCCGAATCCGAACATTCTTGACTCCTATCGTCTTCTGCTGCCCACTCTTCTAACTGAGCAGTTACAGCGGTTTGCCACTTTATGAAAGCGACCATTCGCTCTCTAAGTTTTCGATCACTTTCCTTGAAAATCCAAAAATAGCGCCTTCGCTTGAATCCATAGCTGGTAGCCAACAGATCGAGTTCTTTGCCTTCAGCAATGATCGATTGACGGCTAGAAAGGCACATTATTCGAAAATTCCTCTGTGCTCTTCGATTACTCTACCATCGTCATCCGTCATTGTACAGATGATGCCAGCGCCATATCCGCTCTCATCGACCACACCAAAGGTGCGAGTAGAAACGTTTCTGTCCGAGAACTGAGCCGCCAAAAATCGGTCTAGCCAAAATCCTCCGGGAACGGAATAAGAGAAGTCCTCGCGAGACCTGCTCACCGTGTACACGAATACTCTCATTGGCGGGGTACGATCGGACTGATCTGAAACGAACTTTTCAAGGTAATCTGGTTGCAGATTCACGATCACTCCAGTGTCAACTTATCGTTGACGGTCAGGTATTCTTCCATCATGGCCACTCGGGCCTTTTCAGCTTGCCTTGCCGCCTTGGGCGCAAGCCCTGCAGGCACAGAAAGGAACTTGTGAAAGAGACCGAGAAATTCTTCAGGGGCCTGGGAAACAGATGTTCCCTGCTTCCTAAGCTCGTTGCGAGCAATCGTTGCAGCCAAAATCTCTTCGCTAGCGCTCTTCATCGTAAGCATAGTGTACCTCAAAGCCAGAATACCACTATCCCAGAAATGGTCAAGAATTATTAGTAACCCTGAAAATCTTCTAGAGGCTGATCCCCACGAACATAGAGAGGATGCCTAGGATCACCCTTAGCGGTCGTACCGAGACACTTGAGGCTTTCGTGATAAGTCGAAGCGATCTGATCGGCCCTGTCAAAGGCGAATCTATGGGCGCCCCACGCAGCCACTACAATCCCTATATGTCTGTGATAGGCGATCTGCTCATCTATGAATCTGTCATTTTCCGGGCCAATAGGACTCGGGTGTTTCTTCAGCTCTTTCGGATCGGTAGCGCGTAGCGCAAACAGGTTCACCACGGTGAGCTTGGTGCAGCCTTCCCGCGCAGCGAACGAGGCGCACCTGCGAATCGTCGGATCATCCTTTGTCGCATCGGCTGTGCTCGGGTTCAACATGATGAAAAGCGCAGGCCTTACCCACCGCATGGGCTGTTTTATTTCGCGAGTCAACAGATATCTGTACTGTCCGCAAGGGCTGATTATTGCATCCATCGGCTAACTATACCTCCCTGTATCTAAAAGTCCAGCCCTTGTGCTGTTTCCTATTTTTGTCACCCCTGAGTACTCGACTTATATTAGACGATTGCAATCCCAACGATTTCGCAGCGTCTTCGCAGGAATCGAATGATCTTTCTTCCTTCGTGGCCAGATTAATAGCTGTCACAGGCTTACGTAGGGTTGGGTACAAATTTTCTTCTCTGCTTTTCTTTCTATTCTCAGAATCAAAACCCTTTCTAGATTCTGACATGGCATCGCAATGTTCTTGAGTAAAACCAACTCCTTTTCTAGGATTGCCATTCTTAGCGAATTTCTCCTGAATATCAGATTTTGTCTTGCCTTTATGACACAAAGCGCAAAGAACGCGATGATTTTCTAAACCTAGCGAAGTGCCACCTAGTGTAATCGCCAAGATATGGTCCACTTCCGCCCTAATACTTCTAGGCAATTGTTCTCTGAAAACTCTCATCAACAATCTAGAAATTTTGGTTCTAACAGAAGCCGGATCTATGGTTTTCCTGTATCTGTTAAGATAGGCGAGAGCTTTTTCTATGTAAGGCCAATAGGAAAGGTCGCACAGTAGACATTTGAAATCCTGTCTAACCAAAAGAACGTGTAGCCCTTCTTCGCATTGTGGCCTAGCCCACGCCAGAGCAGAAGTGACACATTCTTCCGAACACCATTTTCTCTTGTTTCCATCGAGAATACCAAGACACCAAACACAATTCTTGTTTTTACCGTCTAGCCTGATGATTTTGAAATCAGAAAGACGATAAGCCCTCTTTTTGCAGGACTTGGTCAATTCTTCTATTTGCGGATTCTTTGGAGGTTTGTACATTTTGAAAGGTGGGCCGTTTATAGTCGTCGTTTGACCCCGCGAGACGGTTAGGCGGTATTCTTCTGGCACCCACGAAAAGTTTGTCCCGTCAGCTACGTTACAGCCAGACTTCACGGGACCACGAAACCTGAGGACGATCAGAGAACGACATAGACCCAGAGCCCACCCATTCTCCGATCAAGCACGTAGCCTTCACTTACCGTGACGGTGGGCCCGCCGATAAATTACCTAGATTCTATCACAGACTCTCGACAAAGCAAGAGACCTGACGAAATATCACACGGGATCGCAATAACCAGCAGGAAGTGGCGGCAGGGGAACCTGCATTCCGGCCATCGAGTGCGTGCAGTCGCCACAAAAATTCAAGACCCCGTTGGTCAAGATATAATGGCAAATTTCAGGGATGGGATCACCCTTAGCGTCGTACAACCAAGCGTCTCGACCTTCGCCGACCCACTGCCCATCTACGATATTTCGCTTGAGGCTATGGTGCGCAAAGCTCGGAGAGAAGGTCGGCTTGTTCAGGTCGCCATTGAATGTCCAAGTATCTGGAAGCGAGTGCATCCCCTGGCAGGCGGAACACCAACGCATGTAGCGATCCGTAGCATGGCGTAGGTACGGACTCACTTGCATACTAGGCCGACGGTACTCGCCAGGACAGGCCCATGCGAGTGGGATTCTTGGGCTGGGTGTTGAACGGAAGGAGCTGGTTGTTGAAGTAGGCGGCGAAGTCGGGACCAAACAGCTGGGCTGGCTGGCTGCCCTGCGCGGCCACGAAATCTGGGAAGGCGACCGCGTAACCCAGGTTGAAGAAGTACTGTGACAGGAAACTCAGATCACACGGATCAACCGTATACAGGAAGACTTCAAACTTGCCCTGAGCGGTGGCTTCGGCAATGGCCGTTGCGGCCTGGTCGATGAACGCGTCGTTGGCCGCCGTTACCAGAGCGGCAAGGTCGGCATCTGAGTCGGTTTTGGATACGGAAGCTAGAGGAGGAGTTGCCATCCCCTAAAGATTAGCTCATGGACTAGCCCTAAACAGGCTTAAGGGCTAATGTATGATATCTTATTGAAAGAGTCAAATGATCAGTATAATGATCAAGTAGTTGGAGAATATCTTCGAGAATCCAGTCAATTTTCATATGACTGGACTCCACGAGTTCTGAATGAATTCAATAGTTTCAGGCTCATTTTCCAGAATATCAAATACCCGCTTCAGCACCTTTTGCTCCACAGACGAGACGGGCGAATGCTTGAGTTTACGAATCAGATAAGAAATACCATCTGTTGCGACCTGATGTGGCTCTAAGCCAGAGAATTTGACCAGAGTATCGGCGGTGCTATCCACAATAGCAGCGGCGGCCTCAAGGGCCTCTGAATAGGCCAGTTGTCTCTGGGATTCGACCAGCTCCCGGAGGGCCACCCGGAAGGATTCGTTGCCAGAAAGGGCCTCGCCGGTCCCATCAGCGCTTTGGGTAATGAGTACCAGCGCCCGGTGCGCCAACCACTGAATTTGTTCTTCGACTGTTTTCATGGGAACTGCCCTCAATCCTGGTAGCACTCAGCATACCGTTTATCGCCGATTGGAGTTAAACCAAATGTGCTAGCTGCGCACCCTTCTTGCCAGCCTCGGTTCCAGGCCAGAACCGCGAAGGCCATAGCCAAGGTGAACCAGAGAACTTTCTTCAAATTGAACTGACCTATTTAATCTCCTTTTCGTGGGCCTACTCCGGCTTCAAAGACTTCTATGGGTTTCCCCTCCATCTCCACCGTTTCGGCCCCGGAACCGATATCTTAGGCGGTTACCTGCTCAACGCTTCCCGCTGCGCTGGGTTGCGATCCCAGAAATAAAGATTATCACATGACTCAACTTTGTCAAAAAATAAAAACGCCGGTAGACCTTCAATCCGCACCAAAAGGCTGAGACCCTTAGACGCGTTGCGGCACGAGTCGCTAATCGGGTCAAACGGCGGCCCAAATAAGGGCGCTAATTGGGTCACGAACGCAAATAAGGGTCTTATTTGCGGGGGCGCGGTTTCATAGGAAGATAATACGGCTCTTTGTAGGAAGAATATACGCGATACCGTATAATCACCAGTCCTTTGACGCTTCAATAAAAGCTTCCAGTGACGGGTATTCTTTTGGAAGGCTGACTGATTTAGAATAGTTATCCTTCTCCCAGACAGGTCTGACGTTTCGATACTTGAGGGCCTTCCTCAAGACAGCTTCCCCGGCCTTATAGGCGATTGAAAGCGGAAAGATGTGATCTAACACCCACGAACCGCGCCCAGGGTTGTCCCACGTCATGCCGGGCTGAAAAAGGGCCTCCAGGTGCGATCTGAGTTGGGCTGGGGTACAGCCCAGTTCTTCCTGGAAAACGTCCACCTTTTTGGTCCCCAGCGCCCACCATCTGAGTCGCGCGGGAGCTTCTACCTTGAGCTTGAAGAGTGCATCGGTCGCTTTCCGGGTTGCGAAATACTCGCCCACGTAGGTTGGGTTATTTTTGTGCCATTCATTCACTTGGTCTAAGATGGCCTGCTTGTTGGCGGGGTCATGGTACCGCGCCAACTGATAGCGCCGTTTTTCTACCTTGTTCTTGTTGTAGTAATCCCGGACTTTGTTGATGCACGTCGAACAATTCAGGTTCACCTTGCTGTTACGCTTGACGGCGAATTCAGATTCGTTTTTGGGGGTTCCGCATGTTTTACATCGTTTCATAAATCTAATATATCACAATTTTTATTTCCAAAATCGGCCTATTTTTCCAAAAATTTTCGGGCGGATTTTTGAAAGATTCCCCTAGGGGAAAACCTTGTAAGTAATGAATCTATATACCAAATTTTTTAATTGACTGGGGGACTCTTATAAATTTTTAATTTGAAGGTGAGGCCATGTCGGAGTACATGGGGGCTTGGGTGTGTCCTAATAGACACACCCCGATAACCGGGATTTCTGTCTGATATCAGTTACTTAGTCCTGTGTCACGCCGAGGGACGACCTAGGTCAACGCAGACATGCGTCTGTCCTTTGGCACGCTTCGTGGATATGCAAGGAACGAGCCCTTGCAAGACGTATGCCTTGACACATGGGTCAGACCTAGCGCGGTGCGCCGAGTCAGACATGACCCAAGTCATTGATACCCTAGGACATGTGCGACACATGCGTCACGCATGAGTTAGCCTAGCACTGTCAGATTCAACCTATTGTGTCCCTATAGACATGCCATGCAATGCACTGACTTGAGGCGGGTTAGTTCAGCGCTTGCGCTAGGTTAGCCAAAGGAATAGAGGCATTATGTTTGACAGAGTCATAGAGGCATTATGTTTGACAGAGTCATAGAGGCATTATGTTTGACAGAGTCATAGAGGCATTATGTTTGACAGAGTCATAGGCATGGTATTGGCGTCTATTGCAGTTTGGTCAGTAGTGGCCGCTTGCGGACAGTTAATTGAGATTAGTCGGGTTTTCGGGGGATAGGACGCACAAAATCCCGCAATTTTGCATTGCAGGAAAACGGCGGCGCCGATCAATCGCGCGGCGGCGAAACGCAGGGTTTTCGCCTTTGGCCGTTGACACAGTGTTACCCTGACACATGGCCATGTATTAGCAGACAACGCGCAAGCGCTTGATTTAACTCAAGTATTTGGCGTGTGTCCATGCTAACACGTTTTTAACCCTTTGTTTACTAAGCGCAAGCGCCGTTTGACTTAGAGTTTCGACCGGTGCGCAATGGGATTGCGTCCGTATAGAGCCGTCCGTTGACTAGGGTCAATTAGGCCGTCCTATAGGCCTTGCGCTCCGCGCCTAGGGGCGTTGGGCGTGCAATGCCGTCGATACCCTTAAAGATTAGTCGGACAGCCTATAAAGGCGCCGGGAGTCATTCCATTCCAAGGGAGCCGCGTACCTTGACGATACGTTTAGACTTCATTAGACGCCCGGCTTGCCGCTCCCTTGGGAGTTTAGACTTGAATGGGGCGCGATACCCTTAAGATTATGTGAAATACATTTGACGGGCCTCTGAACGCGCTATAACACAAATTAAAAAACCCTCGGTACAATTGTACCGAGGGTTTGCATTGGAATGGAATTTCAACTAGAATTATGCCGCCTTGACTAATTTGAGCTTGGGCGATTCGCTCCGTTCAATAAGTAGTCTAGAGATAATAGACTGCTGCAGTGTAAAAACCAATCCAATCAAGCGTATACGTTCCAAGGTATCACATTCAGGATCGGCAGAGCGCTTGATAGAATACTCAACTATTTCAATCATTTCGTGGATTAACATAGAAATTGTCCTCTCTTGAGACAAGACATTCACTGCTACTACCAGGTACACGCGGTATATCCTGACTTAGACATGAGAATCCTCCCAGTTATGATCATCGCGTACAGCGAATAGGTCGCCATCCTGATACAATCGCCAGATATGACCATTGTCGTCGTGGAATTCTGCATTTCGGAGTACATCGTCCCATGCGTCCCAATATAAGTCATTGTATGGATTAGACAAATCCTTTAAGTCAGCGGTATCCAAATTCCACGAGTCTAAATCAAATCTCTCGTAAAAATTTCTGGGAACATATATTCCCGCCGCTCCGTCAATTAAACAAATAATGGTATCCATGGTATATTCCTCCTGGGAATTTTTTCTAAACTCTTAGAGTGCAACGCATAGGCCACAATTTCGTCAATCTATTTGCCATGCGTCAACTAGTTATATGACAATTTTTGTCACCTTATCGACAATTTTTGTCAACTATTTAATAATATTGAGTAAAATGGTGACAAAAATTGTCACCATTAATAGGCATAGTCATTGCATCTATTTCCGCACAGACTAGAAGAAATGAAATTGAATGTGTCCTATGTGTCCTGTCAGACACTTGGGGCGCTCCGCGCCTGCCTGGGGCGCTCCGCGCCTGCCTGTGGCGCTCCGCGCCTGGAGGTGTCCTGTCAGACAGGGGTGTCCTGTCAGACAAGGGTGTCCAGGGCGACACATGTCCAAAAAGAGTCAGTGTGTCAAAACCCATAGTGTGTCGCGGCGAATTCTACTTTTATTTCAATGGCAATATTATTGAAGTTTGGCTAGGCCAAATAAATGGGTCCGAGTCGGAATTCGTACTAAGCCTAGATAAGAGTTATTTGCCTGATTTAATAGCGGGATTGACCGCATTAACCCCAAGATAGGGCCAAGCCAAGATAGAATAGGCCGGGGCCAAACTCACGCTATCTATAGAGGATTGTTAGAATATTTTCGTTTTTATCATATAGAGAATTCTGTTAGGTCGCTCTTTTCTAAAGCCTAAAAACTATACATTCTATAGGCCAATTCACTGCCTCTTATCGGGCCGCAAAATCCCGCAATTCCCCAAGTAAAATTCACCGAGTAAATAGATTTTATTGGACCCTCATAGGTCAAAATTCACCCTATACCAAAAACAATTCTCAGAAGTGAATTTTTAGATGGGGGATGGTTAAAAATCATTCGCCTAATTTTCAATTCCCAGGAGTGTTTTTTAGGATGCTTTATAATTCGACTAAACTAGTCTGACAGGACACGATTAAGCCTTGTACACTGTCTAAAAGATATGCAACTTAGCGAAATAACGAAATAAGGAAAACAAGGGGTTAGCGTGGTACGATCGCTGCAAATACTATCTGCATGGCGCTGACGAATGGCGCTTGGAGGAGAAAACGATGGCCACCACGAAACTGAACCCGAATCGCCTCAAGGAACTCGAAACCCTATCGCTCGCCCGCTCTGGCCACCCCATGGGCATCAAAGACGGTGCCTGTGTCATGGAGGCAGTATCGTATGTGGCAGGCGAACCTTGGTCCGATTGCCCAAAGTGTGCCTGTCCCGTGCTGACGAGATTCGCCATTGCGGTCAATGACCGCGTGGATGATGCGACCCGGCAGAAGCTAAAACCCCTAGTCGTCAGGTTGGCAGGCAGCAAGCTGGATAGGACGGCTGAAATCGCCCGGGCTCGCTTTTTGGTCTATTGGAGTATCACCGAAAACCTGCCCAAGCTGACCGATGTCCTTCAACTGCCTGAAATTTCGGCCCAGATCCGGGCGTTCAAGTACGGCGAGTGGATGGCCATGCGCGACTACTGCCGGGCGCAGAAGGGGGCCATCCGTGAGGCGGCCAGTAAACACGCCAACGCCGCCGCCGCCGCCGCGTACACCTGCCCTGGCGCGGCCAACGCCGCCGCCGTCGACGCTCTTGCCGCCGATGCCGCCATCGCCGTCGATGCCGCCAACGCCGCCGCCGCGGTGAGCGTTCGGTGGATGGCAGTCAAGCAATCCATCTGGGACGGCATGGTGAGTGCGCTGGAGCGGGCGATTGATGTGACGGAGGAGCCGGGCGCAGGCTGAGTAGCTAAAGCGGATGCATCGAGACGCAACCGAGCGCCTTAGCCAAGGCTACGTCCAGCTTGCTCGGGCGGGTCATCGGAGCCTCACAGGCCATATGCCGATTGGGCTTGCTATAGAATTGTACCCCAATTGGGAGTTTACAACACCTGACTTTGAATCAACCTTTGAACGCGAAAGGCGCCTTGAATTGCAACGCAAGGCCAATGCCGAACGAAATAATAGCGAGTGTCCATTTTGACACATTGCGGAGCGCGGAGCGCCGCGTTATATTGTCTCTATAACCGAGTCCGACCGACTCATTTGAAAGGAAAACACAATGTCTAATCCAATTATCATTTCAGGGTCATACGTTCAAAATCAACGCCATAGCAACGTGTCCGACCGATTCAACGTGGTACAGCCGTCCATGATCGGCGAAGTCATGACTAGTCATGGCTTGCAATTGGCGTCTCTCAAGACAGGCCGCGCAAGACACGTGGATAAGGTTGACTTTCAATCGACTTTCGCCCGGTATCGCGGACAGGAATTATTCCAAGATGGCGGCAAGCCTGTCCATATTGACCTAGTGTATCGCTCGAAACACATGGGTCGCGGCGTGGACAAAATATTCCTTGGCGTATATCGCATGATTTGTGCCAATGGCCTAATGGCAGGATCAACGTTTTTCAGCGCTGATATCCGCCATGCCGGGAATACCTATGATAACTTGAATCGGGCCATTGAATCCGCCTTGAATTTCAAGGATAAACTCATGGTATCGCTCGACTCTATGCGAAACAAAATCCTAACCGACGCGGAGCGCGAGGCACTGGCCCTTGAAGCGGTCAAGTTACTGACTCCGCAAGACAGGAATGTCACGCAAGTTAGACACGCGTTGTTACAGCCGCGCCGCGCGCAAGACACGGGCAAGGATCTATGGACAACGTACAATGTTATCCAGGAAAACGGCACGTTAGGCAAGGTTGCATATCAGCTGCAATCCTATCCGACTCCAAACGGGCCTCTTGTTACCCGAAACATGACTGTCAGGCCGATTAGGCCGGACACATCAAAGGATTCAGACTTTAATCAAGCGTTGTTTGACGCGGCGGCGAAACTCGCCGCCTAAGTCGGTCGGTCGGGCCGTGATTATCCCCCCTAGTCACGGCCCGGTTTTTCAATCGAAAGGATTGGATATGCGAAACTTTACTAGGCCGTTCAGCGTTGAAACGCCGCTGCTTGCGGCGAAACTCGAAATTAGACACGTTGTCAGGATATCAAACAATCGGGTATCGGTGCGCGTTGCAATCCCTGCAAGCCAATGGCATGAGTCAAAGCGCAAGGGGGATTTAGGACACTTGTATGGCGTTGATATCTCAAACTTTATTTATCACGCAACGGGAGTCCATGCCTATTATCCCACGGTTGACGATAGGACGCGTGCAAGCGGCGGAGTCAAGGTCATTGAATTGACCTATACCGATACCGATTGGGTCAAGGCACCTAACAACGTGATTCAAATTGACTTTATTAACAAGCGAAAGGCGGGTTAACATGCTGAAAACAGGTAACAACGCGCAAGCGCTCGAATTGGTCCTAGATTGCGAAAACGGCGGCGAGTGTGACACGGACGGGAGTGTCGATATTGACCTATGCACCGATTGCAAGGATCATGCCTCATTTTGCAGCGTTTGCGGCCTATCGGCATGTTGCGGCGCGGGACAGGTTAACACTGATTTTGATTTTGAAAGGGATTGAAAATGACTCTCACGAATGACACGAATGTATGCGTTAACTGCGTCTCGCATGACTCAGGCATGTGTGACACTCATAGGCAAGCGTCAAAGCTTTTCGGCCTGTTAAACAAGGTCAATCTAGACTTGCGCTTGCAATTCGGAACGAAACACACTCACATTGAAGCAAGCGAAATTGAAGCGGTTTACTTTCGCAATGTCCTATCGGTGCAAGCTGACGCGAAAACCCGCAAGGGTACCGGCAAGGGATATCTCACGGGTATTATGTATTTCGCCCCCGCAAGCCTGTCAGGTGTCAACGTGTGTCCCAAGTCAAGCGCCGGTTGCCGGGCCGCTTGCCTATTCAGCGCGGGCCGTGGACGGTTTTACAGCGTGACACGCGCTCGAATTGTCAAAACATTGGCATACCATGCCGATCCAATCCGATTCACTGCGACTATTAAAAAATCAATTAAGACTCTGTTAGTAAAGGCGAAAAACAAGGGATTGACTCCCGTTGTCCGCCTAAACGGAACGTCCGATATCCTTTGGGAGCGGAATACCGATATCATTCAGTCATTTCCTAACGTGCAATTCTATGATTATACTAAGATATCAAAGCGTTTCGCGTTTTCAATCCCCTCGAATTATCATTTGACGTTCAGCGTTTCGGAGTCGAATAGCGTTGACGCGCAAGCGGTATTAGCTAAAGGATTCAACGTTGCAGCTGTATTCCGCAAGGATATTCCAGCTAAGCTATGGGGTTTTAAGACTGTCAACGGCGACGAAACAGACTTGCGGTTTTTGGATCGGCGCGGCGTTGTCGTGGGACTAAAAGCCAAAGGCAAGGCGAAGCGTGACACGTCCGGTTTCGTTATTGACCCACCGCAAGCGGCGCGAAAGGCGGCCTAATGATCAAACGGTATAAGGTCACGTATAAAAACACGGTCGAAATTCGGGAGTTAACTGTCACGGGTAACACGGCGAAGGAATGCGAAAATGCAGCGTTCCGAGACGCCGAAACGATAATCGCGCCTAGATACCCGCTAGACTTCGATGCAGACTGGGACCTTGCGTTATGGGACCTTGACGCGCCGCAAGGGGTGCAGCATGGCTAAGTATTCTATGAAATGTCTGTTACTGCAATTAGACGGAACGCGCGAGACCGTGCTAGCCGACCTAGCGTTGAGGGGTCCGCACCGATTGACGGCGAAGGAACGGACCTATATGCAAGGCCGATTGATTCAGCTGAATCAAACAATGGCAGTTATCAAGTTTATGATCGAAAAGAATACGGGCTTGCCCGTGTCAATGGAGACACTAGGGTTAAAAAAGACCCAGTAAAAGTTGCCTGAGTCAATTCCGACACAGGCCTAACGCGACACACTGGGGTGTGTCTTGAAGGAGACAGAGTATGTCAAAAATCACACGGGAAAACGCTGAAAAACTCATTCGCTCTAGTAATGGGTCAATTTTTTCGGTCACGTTTCGCAAGACAGATGGAACGTTGCGGGACATGGTATGTCGGACGGGCGTCCGCAAGGGAGTTAACGGCAAGGGCCTTGCCTTTGATCCGTCCGAATATGACCTAAAGACTGTGTTTGACGTGCAGGCGAACGCGTTTCGCATGATTCGACTCGAAACCCTTGAAAGGATTGCAATTGACGGCAAGGAATACACTGTCATTCAATAAGGTGGCATATGGAAAACGATAACGGTTTGACAGCGCTTGCAATCCTGCGAACGCTTGTTATGGAATATCCGGGCCTAGTAGACGGGGAAACCCAAGTCAATGGCGCGGATTTAGTAGACAGCGTTTCGCAATCCTTGGATGATTGCCCGGAATTAGCGCAAGCCCTGAAACAGGGGGGATAGGCAATTTTTGACATAGGTCGAATTCTATTCCCAGGAATGTCGGGCAATACCTGTAGATTCCATGGCACGTGCAAGCCTGACACATTCTCGCCTTGTAGCGGAACGATGCGGTCAACATGTAAAGGCTTTTCACTAAGCCATTGTAATTCTTTAGCGAGGGAATAAAATGACTCAATTTCAGACAATTGATTATCTGTTAGCCAAGGAGGGGTCCGTTGAAGCATAGCAGCGCGTCGCTTGGCTTTAAGCGCGTTATTTTTAGCCCTGTGAGCCTTCTTCCAGGCGCGATTGTAAGCATTGGCTTTGTCCGAGTTGTCTCTTTGCCACGCCGCGCGTGTTTCCTTGTATCGGCCTTTTGTATTTATTGCCTGTTTCCATACTCTTAAAGGTTATATCGTATGGGATGGTCAAAAACGACTCAGGCCAAAACCAATTCTCAGGAGTGAATTTTTATGAGCATGGCACGTATATTGCAAAACGCTGGGCTGACCAATTATGACACAGAGGACTTGCGTCACCTAATCACTGCGTCAAAGTCGCGCACTGGCGCCTTTTGCGAAAGCGATCGGTGTAGGGTCGACAAGACACGCGTTGAAAAATACGTGTCTCAAGACGTGAGTATGTGTCCAGATTGCGGACATGCGCTTGTGTGGCGCCAGACCACGGCGCCGCTCGAAAGCGAGGATTTGTGATTGAACGCGGCGGCTTCTATTTCTACATGGTAGCAGACGTTTTAGTCGTTTGGCTGGGCAAGCCGCATGAGCCTGAAAGCGAGCGCGTCATGGAAGTCAATGAGTCTTATCTGCCTCAAATCATTGCTGGATTAACGGCCATGAAAGGACGCAAGAAATGATAGCCGCTCTCGTCTTGCGATGGCTGGAAAGAAACAAATGATTTACTTGCTGCATTTCTCAACGCCATTCAAACACGCTAAGCATTACGTGGGCTTTGTCGAATCGCCTGAGATGTTACAGGCCCGCATGGGCAAACACAGAAGGGGTAGCGGTGCGAAACTAATGAGAGCGGTATCAAATGCTGGGATTGATTTTTTGGTTGCAAGAGTGTGGCCAAATGGGGATAGAAATGCTGAGCGCAAGATAAAGAAGAGAAAGGAAACGCCCGCCCTGTGTCCCGTTTGCAACATCAACGCGATGGCGTTAGCCACTGACATAGGCGAAAGTAAAGCCCTTGCAACTCTTGCGCCTACCAGTAAGTACGCCGCTAATACTGGACCTGCTTATTCCAATGAGCCTAGCGGCATCGACAACGGAAGCGTACAGGTTGCCGGTTTCATTACAAATGATGGCACGACGATTAGGTTGGGTCAATGAAAGAGCGCGTTTGTTCTTATCGGACAGCGGTTTGCCGCGTCGCGTGGCCGACATCCTTGCCGTGTCTCATTGGACGCAATGCGTCCTAGTTTAGCTGCGGTCATTTTTGCCCGTGTCTCAGCCGAATGCGTCTTTCCTGACATGGGAGGGACTTGACGCTGCCTAGCTTTTCTCATGGCCGATTTGGCCGCGTCCGAATGAAAGGTATTGTTTCCGCCAGTCGTTAAGTTATACCCATTAGGAGATAGAGTATTGAAATGTTTAATATAATTGACTTCTTTCTCATTCAATTCCGAGAGGGTACTGCAAATAGCCAGCGTTTCTATCTTAAACGAATGCTTGCCGTACTTGGCTATAGCACGACGCAAGAGTGTGCACGCGCTCCCCGGCTTGCGATGCGCCTTCCAGCGAACAGCAAGAGATCGAGTAGTTTGGCCTACATATTGCATGCCATTAACGGTGTTTGTGATGAGGTAAACCACCATACTCGCAAGATTATATCGCAAAGGAATTCTAAATGCGCGATCTATTTCGAATAGGCCCCCTAGTGGTCAAATTTGACCCATCCCCGAAACCATTTCCAGGAGTGAAATTCTGCCAGGACTTATTCAAGCGCCTATGTCAAGTGGCACGCAGGCCTTGGTGTACGCACTGGCGCCACGAATGGATTGAGCACGAAAGACACTGGACTTATAGCTGCGCGGCGTGTGGCGGGCATACCATCGGCGGGGAGTCAGTGAAGCTTGAATATCTGCCCAAGGTGAATTGGAAGAAATACGATTGGGCAGCGTATAACAAACGACACTCGCCTAAGTCTTAGACAGTAACGCTCTAGTAAAATCAAATGGTTATCTATAGCACACGGCGTGCAATAGTAGCGAACAAGGAGAACAGAATGCGAAAGAAGAATCAGGTGCCAGTGCTTTGCAAAGACAGTGCGGACACGGTAGCCGCTCGACTGAAGAAGGGCGTTGGACTGGACAAGGCCAAGTCCATTTCGGATGGCTTCGCCAAGACTTTCAGCGTAGAGAACCAAACCGATCCATACGAAGGCGCCAAGCTTGGGCGATTCTGGACTCAGGTAAACAATATCTTAAAGAAGGAAAAGTAAATGAGCACGATCAAGGGTTTCAAGGCGATGAGTGCAGACATGGCCTGTAAAGGTTTCAAGTTCGAAGTTGGAAAAACCTACGAAACAGACGCTTTAGCAATGTATTCAAAGGGGTTTCATTTTTGCGAAAACTTTTTCGACGTTTACAATTACTACCCCAGAGAATCGGCCACGATCGTCTGTGAAATCGAAGCACTGGGGGCGGTACAGAAAGAAGACGATAGGTCAGTCACCAACAGAATCAAAATTGTCAAGAAACTCAATGACAACGAGCTTCTAGAACTTTGGATTAAACGGACGAACAGCGGCAACAGGAACAGCGGCGACTGGAACAGCGGCTACGAGAACAGCGGCAACGGGAACAGCGGCAACAGGAACAGCGGCTACGGGAACAGCGGCGACTGGAACAGCGGCGACTGGAACAGCGGCGACTGGAACAGCGGCTACGGGAACAGCGGCAACAGGAACAGCGGCGACTGGAACAGCGGCGACGGGAACAGCGGCTATTTTAATACAACCATCCCGATGTATTTGTTCAACAAGCCGTCTGATATGAAATATACCAAGGAATTCGAAGCTCGGATCAGGTCCTTGAAAGTCAAGCCAATTTTGGAATGGGTTTCTGAATCCGCGATGAGCGAAAAGGAAAAGACAGACTTTCCTTCCCACAAAACCACTGGCGGATTCCTGCGAAAGACTGAGCGATACGACTGGCGATTCTTGACTGAAGAGGATAAGGCGTTTATCAAGTCGTTGCCCAATTTCGACGATGCCGTCTTCAGGCAAATCAGCGGCGTAAGTTTGTCGGACGACGTAGAAGTTGTGGTTAACGGCCAAACCAAGATGATTTCTAGGGCCAAGGCTAAAGAACTCGGACTAATTGATTAAAACAAGGCTCTCCGCCGCCAGCATTGGTGTGTCCGTTCAGACAACCAAAAGCCATCGATGTTGGCGGCCTCCCTCCTGAAAGGAATGGGTAATGGGCTACAATTCAACTCTAATCGTTTTGAACGACGCACTTCATCAAATCAGTGAGGACAAGGATTTCGGCAAGAAAGTTGCAGACGCTATCTCGCATCTCCAAGTATCTCACGGAGAACAGGTCGGCATCCATTCAGGTGGGCATTGCAATGCGGCTACCGCCGTCGAATCTCACCATGCCGATGGTATCAAGCTGATCGCCATTGGCGGTAACTGCGCACAAGACTTGGGATATGTGGGCGGCTACAGATCGTCACCGCTGGATATGCTCGAATCTCTCGCAGACAGCCTGGGTTATAGCGTCGTGAAAAAGAAAGTGAAAACGAAGTGTTCTGCGTGCAATGGCTCTGGTTATTACGACAACACTGGAAATCCGCCTTGCGGTTGCTGCAATGGCAAAGGATTTACCACTGACTAAAAGTTCTACAGATATTTTTTGACTCACAGTAGTGTTTTCAACAGCTTGTAGCTGGCATAGCGGATGCAGTAGGTATAACCAAGGAGAACGTATGAGAGACATGAAGCAGCAGACCAGGGATGCGGTGATTCTACTATTTATCGGTGCGGCCATCTGCATCGCAATCGGTGGCAGCGGATGCGGACAAGGGCCAAAGGGCGATCCTGGCTCCGTTGGCGCAGCTGGCGCGACAGGAGCTACCGGGCCTGCCGGGGCGGGCTATACGCCGCCTGCCGAGACGCCCCTACAGACCTTGGTAGACGCAGAGAACACCTACCGCGAAGGCCTGGGACAGACGGCTTTGACGGCTGGCCTGAGTTGCAGCGTGCAACTTGTGGGCGCTGGACAATGGCTCTCCAGTTCAAGCCCCGGCTACAGTGCAGCGCAAGGCGTTGTCACGGCACTTGCGGGTTCTACGAACTACACTTATTTGTACCTCACGAGTTTCAATCAGCCCGACAGCGCGAGCGGGCCGAACAATGAAATCCCCGTGCCCTTGCAACCCCTGTTCCAGGGACAGAACTACAAGATCAGCTGCTCGGGCCAATATGTCGTGGCTGACACGGCCTACTACGATTTCGACGTGAACAGCGATGACGGCTCTATCCTGACTGTGGACGGCGCGCAAGTGGTCAACAACGATGGAAACCACGCGATCACCGACAAGCAGGGCACCAAGTACCTACGTCAGGGCGTACACACCTTCAGTCTCTTGTACGCGCAGTCTGGCGGAGGCAACTTTGGCCTAGTGGTCAAGGTAAACGGTGCCCTAATCACTGGCGACGCCTGGTATCATTGAGTTACCCCCGCTGTCACGCAAACGCGTGATGGCACCCCTGGCCCCGCACGCTTCCCCCGCGTGCGGGGTTTTTTAAAGGGGTATCGGGCAGCTTCAAAGCTTTGGACGCTCCCAAGCTAGCCCAATGCGCTATAAACGATGGTTACAGGGCGGTGCAGGTCGAACCAAATGCATGGGCAAATGCCGATGATAATGCGAGAGAGGAACTGATCGAAATCAATTTCTAAATCAATTTCTGAGTGGAGAAAAGCACTATGAAATTCTGTCACATTCTCCATATAAATTCCAAAGAAATCGAAGTCTTGTTGCGTGCGCTGACTATGTATAAGGCTCACGTAGACAAGATGTGGGAAACAAAAAGACTTCTCACCATTCGGCACCTCATTCCCTCAATATCGCTGCAAAGTCATCAACATGCTGCAAGTCATGGAAGAAATTAAGAATCTTCCCAAGCCCACCGCAAGCGAACAGGGCCAGATGACCAAGGAACTGTATAAGGAATTGACAACGACTGAAAGTTCTACAGACATTTCTAAGCCCGATCCAAAAGAATCAAGCTGTTAGCGCTGGCACAACGGCTGCAACTACTAGTCACCACGTACCAAGAGATCGCAGGTAGTTTCTGACTGCCTGCGGGTGCTGACCGGGCGATAGGGCTAGTCCGGTGAAAAAGCCCCATTTAACAGGGTAATCAAAGGGAAACACATGAGAATCGAAGGTCATACCAATAGTCTCGAAACCAATGTCGAAGGCGAGCGCCAGGAGTTTGGCATCGGCAACGCCAGCAAGATCATCAAGATCCTGCGAGATTATCTGTATAAGAACAAGGTGCAGACGCTTGTTCAGGAATACATTTGCAACGCTCGCGATGCAATGCGCGAAGTTGGCAAGGGAAACCAATTCGAGATCACGGTGCCCACGAAGCTGAGCCCTGTGTTCAAGGTCCGCGACTTCGGGCCAGGCATCACGCCGGACAGAATGAAGAACGTCTTCATCATGTATGGATCGAGCACGAAAACCAACACGAATTCGCAGACTGGCGGCTTCGGCATTGGCGCAAAGAGCGCTTGGGCGTACACCGATTCATTCATGGTCGTGACGGTTGTTGACGGCACACGCCGCACCTATGCGGCGCACGTCGGCTCCAACGATAATGGTCGATTGGATTTGCTGTCCACCGAGGAAACCAAAGAGGCGAACGGCACAGAAATCCAAGTGGCTGTGCAGCCCTACGACGTTGATGAGTTTCGCCGCGCCGTGTTTCGTGCGACCTATTTTTGGGTCGATAAGCCCACGTTCAAGGGAGAACTACATCCCCCGACGCTTGTCAGAGGCGAAGTGGTTAGCGATCTTGTAGAAGTGATCGACCGTGACCTATTGCCCGAATACGTTCGGATGGGTCACTACGGTGACGAACTTCTCGCAGTCATCGACGGCATTCCGTATGTGATTTCAGGCGATCTTACCCGCAAGATCAAGAGCCTGCCTAAGCTCAACACGATCTGCAAGGGCGAAGTGATTCTGCACTTCGGCAATGGCGTGGTGGGCGTATCAGCCAGCCGCGAGTCAATCGACGATGGTACGCAGACGCAGCAAGGCCTTGAGAAATTGGCCGCCAAAGGCTTGCTCCAGGTTCAGACGCACATTTCGGACGCCTTCAACAAGGTGACAACCAATGCGGAATACTTGCAGACCTACAGCAAGCTGTCCAAGCTGTTCGATACGGACAAGTATGCGAAGTTCGGAGTGTATTCGATCAAGCATGGCGCCGTACTGAGCCCGTTGCTCAAGAAGGTCCGCCTGACTGTGGTTCACTGCCTGAACAGGCGTGGACACCGCATTCAGAAAGTGACCAAAACCGAATTGACAGAAGCGAAAAAAGAGATCCAGATTAAGGACTTGAACCATCTCTTCTACAACACTTCGCCTGAAACCAAGATTCAGCAAAACAAGCGTGTCCGGGCGTACATGGAAGAGAATACCACGCTCGTGCTCATCGAGCCCTTGCTGGTCATCGAGTATAAGGATGCCAAGGATCAAGACGGCAAGGATATCAGAGTCGAATCGAACCGTTACCTTGATACCGCTTCATACGATCAGGTTGTCAAGGACTTGTCCGCCAGGAGTTTCCAGAGCATCACGTATGTCGAGGAGCCCAAGGTCAAGAAGGCCAAGACGAAGCGTGAGGATGCTGCGATCTGCCTGCACACCATGGACAGGAACCGGCACAGCTATACAACGATGGCCACAAACAACCAGACGTGGCTGTACGTTCATCTGTGCGATGGCATGTGGCCCCAGGGCTTGAACAAGAACATCTTGGATGAGCTTGATACCTACCTCAAGGCCGACAGCGGCCTGCGTATCTGTGGCCTTGCGGAACGCGCCATGAAAATGGTCAAGGGCGACAAAAACTTCTCGCCCCTTGAGGATTGGCTTAAGGCTTACAAGCCGTCTAAGGACTCGGTTACACGAGTGAAATACGACATGGCGAGGAACAATGAATCGGTGGAACTCATCAAAAGGCTCAAGGATATCAAAGATCCTTTTCTTGTTTACATGGTGGGCGAATACGGTAGCTTGAAATCAAAGGTGGGCCGTGTACCTGAGATTTTGGCTGAAAAGATCAGGGCTACCAAAGAAGTCAAGGACTTCGTTGCCTTGGATAAAAAGCTTGGCAAGGTCATGAATTCTGAGTACCCCTTGGTCGATGAATTGAAGTACAGCCAAAACAAAGCTGAAATCGTTTTTTACGTCAACGCAAAGTTCGCAAGCAAGAAGGGAAAGAAATAAAATGTCAGTCAAGTATCTGGTTTTGGAAAGTTCGATCATTCTCAACTACGACGGCAAGCGCGTGCTTGTTCCGAGCGGCGACCGTCGGTACGAAGGAGTCCTTGAGGCGATTCGCGCCAAGGATTTCGACAGTATCCCCGCCATCGTGGAAGTGGAACGAGGCTTCGAGGGATCTGCGATCGAATTGCGGGATGGCATCCTGTACGATGGCGACGAACCGTTGCCCACCGAACTGAACGATCGAATCCTGAAGTACAAGGATCTGCGCCTTGACTACGATTCATTGCTCAATTTCTGGGAAAAGCTCAAGAAGAATCCCTCTTTCAAGGCCAGGCAAATGCTGTTCCATTTCCTGTCCCACAACGGACATCCGATCACCGAGGAAGGCGATTTCATTGCCTATCGCGGTGTTACCCAGGACTTCAAGGATAAGCATACGGGCAAGTTTGACAATAGCCCCGGCGCCGTCTGTGAAATGGAGAGACGCCAAGTGGACGATGATCCGAACAAGACGTGCTCGGCTGGCCTGCACGTTGCGTCATTCGACTATGCAAGGGACTTCGGCCCCAGGCTGGTCGAAGTGAAGGTCAACCCTGAGGATGTGGTTTGCGTTCCTGTGGACTACGACGGGACCAAGATGCGTACCTGCAAGTTCGAGGTTGTCCAGGAGTGCGCCGCTATCCGCGAGGAGCTTGTGTACGGCAAGGCCGACACGAAGCCTGTCACCGAAACGGATGACGATGAGCAAGAGGAAGAAGAATGCGAGGCAGAGGATGGCGAGTGCATTGTCTGTGGCTTCGAGAACGAGCCAGGATCGAAATTCTGCAACGATTGCGGCTCTGACGATATCGCATAACCGAAAGGAAACATATGACTCTCAAGAACAAGTATCCCCAGGATGGTCGCAAGGTGTTCGTGCGGTATGGAAACCGCAAGCTGTACGATATCGAAACCTCGAAGTACACGACGGTCGCAGCCGTCGCCAAGCTACCGCTCGGCAGCTTCGTGGTCTACGATCACACTTCCAAAGAGGACATTACGAACGATGTTCTTCTCAGTGCCCTGAACACGCACTTCTCAAACAATATCGAGGCTTTCGAGACCGTCAAGGCTGACCTCGTTACCCGGTTTCTCCAGAACTGAAAGGAAAGCAAATGAAAAAGTCCAAGATGAAAGCATGGGTTAAAGCCCTTCGTTCCGGCAAGTTCAAGCAGGCCACTGGCGCCTTGATTGCTACGGAAGAGGATGACGACGGCAATTGTCTGGGTCAGCTCGGACACTGCTGTCTGGGAGTATTGGCACAGACTTCAAGAGTGGCCAAATTCAAGCTTATCGGAACTGAATTGCTCCCGCATGACACGCTAAACCGCTGCGGTATTCGTACCAATGACGGTCAGCCTCTCGACGAGAACGGGATCGAATTTACCATCAAGGGCGAAAAGAAATATTTCGAGAGCCTTGCGGTGGCCAATGACGAGGGCATCACTTTCAAGCGTATCGCCCCGGTGGATCGAAAAGAACTACAAGCGTCTGTAGTTTCCAGGAGTGAATTTTAGATGAAAACACTACGTGTAATGGTAATGGTTGAGATCCGCGCAGACGAGGACGATGAGGATGCGGTGCGCGAAGCTGTGAAGGATGCTCTACAGGAGGCGATCGACGATGACTCGGTTGACTTCTCTGTAGAGGAATCAGAGGACGAGCTAGGATGAGTAACGTATTCAAGGGAATGCTGTACGGCTGGGGCGCTTGCCTCGGAATCTACGCAGTAGTAGAGGCCGCCAGCATCATTCTTGACTTAATCAGTAGGAGTTAGTATGCTGTCTCTGATTATGGGTCTAATAGAAAGACGCACCAAGGAAGGTTATGAGCTGCGTGTTCACGTGGACGCCCTCCGGGATGTTCAAAACACCACAGAAGAACAGTGGCTTCAAAACTGGATTTTAGGTCCAGACGACAGTCCCTTCCTGCCAAGGTCTATCTGGATCGCCTATC